CGTTTATAGTAGCTGCCACGATTGATAAAGTAATTTAGTTTTATTGTAGCGTAAAGAAAAAACCCCACCAATATTAGGTGAGGTTTGATGACCACATTTTAATCTTAATAAAAATTAAGACTTTAGACCATTAGATAATGGTGTGTTTACAAAGATCTCAACCATAGGAATCTGGTCGATGTCATAAGTTACACCATAATTAGATCCAGTTCTAAGTGCAGCATTAGTTGGGTTATCTGATGCAGAAGTCCACTTAGTACCCATAACGTGATATGCAGTATGGTAATCAACAGACATAACATCTTGCTTAGATAAGATGTTTCTTTCTGCTTCAATACTTAGCTCAGACTGCTGACCTTCAAGAATTGTTCCTGACTTCATTAAGTAGCAACGGAACTCCTGACGATTACCAGTAGATGTTGGATCGTTGATGTTTACCTGAGAGTCGATAACAACTGTACAACCAGCAAATTGACCGATTGATCTGTCAGTAACACCAACTCCACCACCACCCCAAGTAATGCCAGTACCAGTTGATAAGGCAGAAGTTGAGAATGTTAGTAGACCTACTTGGTATAGATAGTAAGCAACCGCAGGGTGAACTATAAGAAGATCAAGTTCTTCTCCTCTTTCTCCGAT